CTGAATACCTGTGTGTCGTTGTCTTGCCCTGCTACAGGGAAGTTTTCATTGATTGCTGTATAATTTATTGCTGATGTCACGGTAATTTTTCTCCACGTTGCGGAAATGCAAGGTATTTATCCTCTATTTCGTTGTCTAAAATATCTATTATGTATCTGTCTACTGTAAAATCGATAGATTTAAAATCGAATCCCGTAGCCTTAATTCTCGACATAACTCCTGCAGATGTTCCGGGCTTGGTATAGCAAAGCACTAATGCCTTAACAAATCCGGTTTCTACAAAACTATCTGATTGAATGCTTCTCATCCACAGGGGTAAGAATTCTCTATCTCTTTCACCAATGCCTTTAATCCTATTCCTCATATTTTTAAAACTATTTGGAAATACTCGTTGATGATCTTTATCACTTGAGAATGGAATATCGCTATCGACTTTAATTGCATCGTAGCTTACTAGTACAGGGCTATTAATAGAATTTGATAATTCAATTGAACTGCTAATACTCTTTCCGTTTTTTTCGTATTCGTCGATAACATCTACGTATACTACTTCATATAACGGCTCTTGTGTAACCAAGTCCTTGGCCACTGCATATTTAACATCACCGAATCGCATTTGCTTACGATAGTGATTCCTACTCATTGCCTGCACGTATTGAACAGCACTAACACTTTCGATGCCTGCATACACTAACATTTTTATTTCGGACTGGACCCCAAAGTTTGGATCACCGTATCGATAAACATCAGTTGATCTAAATACATCAGAATTGGTAATAAAATTATACCAGTCCAATCGTTTATTTTTTGTCTGGAATGCTTTAACGTATAAATTAGCAAATGTCTTTGTGTTGTTTGCTATTACTGTTATGAAGAATTCTTTTATATTTTCTGCAAAGTTGGCAGAATCTCTAGCCTTAATCGTAAAGGTAAACTTTTGATCAAAACTAGTAGTGCCTGTATCGAATGTAGTATTGTAGGTAATATCTGTGTCTTCGGTATCAAAGAACCGTGTAAGACCGTCGCCTTGATCGTCTGCAAATTGTTTTACTTTGCCTTGGATAATTCCAGTTGATAATAAAGACAATCCAGGAGGTAATGTTCCACTTACGAATTCGTAAACAACCTTCCCGCCATACAACATACTTCGTGCTTCGACGTTCAATGTACTAGCTTGATTTGGTTTAATGCTTCCGCGATCGGACTCAGATATCCATTCAATGGCACTTTCAATCTCGCCAATGATATCTACAGTAAATGTTTTCTCGGAAGTACTTACACCTAAATTCCAATAGCTTGTGTCAGTTGGCAATATATTTCGATGAGTCCGTATACTTACATATATGAATCCGTTAAATCTTACAGCTTGATTAGCAAGGTATGTAGTTGAGCTATTCCAGTCTCCGACAAGTGTATAATTTTCACTAGACAATGTAATCGGAAAGTTTACAGCCTGCATGGTAAACTGATACGACTTTGTTATTGCTGCTTGATAAGGAACCTTGCCAGCAATCTCTCCAGTGATAGTATCTAATACCATACCAGGTGGTAACACACTAGGAGACGTGTCAGGGTTTGTATCTAATAAGAAATATGATATAGTACCAGTGAGACTAGGTGGATCATATACATCTAGATAGATAGTTACATAGTTGTTGGCTCTGTATCTTCCGAGATTACTCTCAGTAATCCATAGAGGTACTCTATCACTAGATGCGTCTGCCTGAAATAAATTTGTATCTACCTGTAGCAGAGTATTATCTGATTTTAAGAATTCTTCGGTAACTACCCAAATTCTAAATAGTCTTCGGATTTCGTTAATGCCATCTGTTACAGCAACGATGAATGTGTAGAACCTACTTAATCGTCTTGGAGAACGGTTTGGTTCGTTGTAGTCAAATATTGTAGTATCGTAGAAGAAACTATCATACCCGTTTGTTCTTGCTGAAGCAACGTCTAATGGAGTAATATCGAATCCGTTAGAGTCGTACGCTCCTGTAGGAGTTTCTTGATAGTCGACTGCAAATATAGGATCAGTGAATCCAGAAATTAAGCCAGTACTACTAAGAGAAAGGCCCGGCGGCAATTCGCCACCAGCGGGAATTAAGTAATACGAAAGACCATCACCGGCATTTAAATCAGTATCGTCTGCTTCTAGTTGTAAATTAACATACGCATTATCTAAGACAAAATATGCATTATTGTCACCAACTTTTAAGAACCCTTCGTTGGTGATCCATGTAGGTATATCTGCCCCATCGACTGATAGTGAAAATGTTCGATCTTCGATATCACTTCCGTTAGAGGCTCTAATTACAAAGCGTTTCTCAGTAAATCGGTTTACCTCTGTTGGGCTACCTTTGATAGAATTGCCCTGCAATCGCAGACCTCTAGGTAGTTGTCCTGCAATTAAGCTATATGTAACAGTTCCCGATGATGACGAGATAGCAGATAGAGGAATATCTAAGATTACTCTCTCAACAATAATCCCCAAACTTCCTGCAGGAGTTACCCAAGTGATTGCCATTTGAGATCCTTATGCAGCCCCTAGATCTAAATTAATAGTTCCGGGATTAGTAATGGTTCCGAAATCAACATTAGCTGTGGTTAATACTAGCTGTGTAGCATACTCAAGCGACCCATTAATATACCCAAAGTCGAATGTTGTTAATATTTGTTTTACTGGAATTGTAGTATCGATAGAAATAACGCTGTCAACGACAGATGTAGTAATATTTTCTGCACCGTTTGCGCCTTCTAGTGTAATATTGATAAAGTCGTTGCCTAACACAGTTCCGAGGTTGGTGTCAATTCTTACAAACCCGTCCGGTTGTTGATTATTAATAATAATAGCATCGGCATACTCGTCTAGGAATATTTTAGTTCCCGAAACTAATCGTTTAAACTGTAGATCTGCTCCAACCTTTTCTTTAAACACTCCTGCCCCAGTCGTACCTAAATTGGATGCAGTGATAGTTAACCCGGAATCTAATGTGGCAAAATTAGCATTGACTTTTTGAAACGCAGACCGTAAGTCGTCGCCTAACCCGTCATTTACCTGATTACCTATATTGATTGTTTGAATTGCCATAATTCGCTCTCTTTTATATATTTACCGTTTTATTTTTATGCATCCATAGCCCAGTCAGTACTAGCGGCGTAGGCAACAAATCTGCTACTGTCAAAATAAACACTACCGAGTCCTGGCTGTGTAAAGGTTGCTATCTCGTTATCAAGTGTTCCAATAATATTGGTCATAGTAACAGCATAGTAGTCACCGGCTGGATCAGTAACTGATGTTACTGTTCCGCTATAGTTAGCGGAAGTTACTAGCCAACCAGGCTTAACATTTAATGTATTTGGATTTGTTAATTTGACTACATATATGCTACTAATTCCCTGGTTTGACAACGTGTACTCGTTAGTAACATAAGGTCCGGCAGCAGTAAACGGACTATCACTAGACCACTGTGGTGGCCCTGCTACACTACCAGTAATCTTACCGCCGGCAGAATCGTCAAACACTGTTGGAGCAGTATGGGTATTCATTAAGAATACACTGCCTGTAGTAGCAACTATAGGCGATGTAGTTGGAGTAAAGTTGCCAGTGTATTTGGCTACACCTTTCATAACATGTAGGTTAGTGAGATAACCTTGGTACATGCCCGCGGCCATTTCTCCTGTGCCCACATAGAATAGTGAGGAAGAGTCGGTTATAGGACTATTAAATGGCACTGAGAAATATTGTGAGCCGTTTCTATATCCATAGACTACGCCACTGCTTCGTACAAAAGCCATGTGTTCCCACCCTGAGCCGGCATGAACCTGTGCTACGTTGCCAATCGCAGAGTTATTAATCCAATAGTAGTCGTTGATATGCCCTTCATAACTTATGGCAATACTCTGTGTAGGATATAGACCTATACTCCACGGACGACTATTCTGACCGTTGTATTCAACTTTCTGAAACCACTCGATAGTAAAGTCTGCTACAGGATCTCCACCTCCACCACCACCTCCGCCGTCAGCGGATATGGTAAGATTAGTACCTATAAATGATTGTATGATACTCATGTGTTTTCCTTAATCTAGAAATAGATCGCCAGGGCCGCTAACTATCCAAATGTCTGAATAAGTGTCGTCGTCTTCGCTGTTGCTCATTGTGTAGCCATCTTTGATCTTCATCACAGTGACCATGCTACCTGAACCACTATCTGGAATACCTATAGCAGTGCCTGAAAGATTGCGTCCTGCTAATTTGAAGTCGGCTCGTGCCCAATCTCCATCTTGACTGTACAAATAACAATCGCTGCTAGTAGTATTAACAATAGTAAAGACGAAGCCTACTGGGAAGTATCTAACACTGCTATGCGGAATATACACATTACCGTTTTCGTGTTCAAAGAATATATGCTTGCCTGAATCTTGTGTAGTGAGCCAGTAGTCGTTGGCAGCAGGAATCTGTGGAATAATGTTAGTGGCAAAACTCTGCTTTGATCCATCACCGAACTCTAGATAACCAGCCGCATCATCTGTAATGGTATATGTCCATACATTGAGTTCCCCGTCTGGAGCTCTAGTTGTATAGTTGCGAGCATTTAGCGTGTTGGTCATTGTATCAACATGCTCAGTTGGTGTAAATGAGTCAAATGCTGAAGTCACAGTTGTCACATCAATGTCATAACGATTCATGATGTGCTCGCCGATACTCCATCTCTCTCCTATAGCAAAGTCTTGGATAAGACCATCTAATGGCAGTTTCATTAATAAAGCATTGTAGGAGCTGTCTGTTGGTACATAAGTGTGAGCAGCCATAACAATATACTGGTCGAGATTTTCATCTGTGTAGACGTCGGACCAGTTGGCAGTAGGAGTGTCGTAGTAGTTGTAGTTTGAATTTCCATCACTACTTACAACTCTATGTCGAACAACGGTACCACTAGTGTCTACAACTATATAGGCCAAACCTTGGCTGTTGTCGTCAGTACTCTGCTCAAAACTTAAAACAATATTATTGCCAATAGACTTGAGGCCAATTTCATAGTCCACGTCAAAATTATTTCCATCGAAGTTCGGTGAGTAGGTCTTTTGCCACACTGCCTCACCTATATCTGTCATTCTTGTTAGAATAAGTTCATCATTGCCACCATCGTTGTCGGGGTTGTACCAAACACCTGCTACAATAATATCTGTGCTATTTGGAACTAAACATACCGCACGGGCTTCTCTATTGTTAGTACCTGCTTCGGAGAACTTAATGTCCTGGCTCCAAAGTACAGCACCGGTTGTGGCATTAAACTTAACTACCAATGCCTGTGTGTAGGCAACTTCGTAAACACCACGACCTACAGCGTACAAGGCTGTACCAGCGTCTTCCCAGCATATATCCATGAATCTGTCGCCGCTTGGACCACCAATAGCGTTAGTCCAATTAGGTGTCCAGACAAATGCTTCACCACCCAAGTTCTGACGCATAGTCCACGCACCGCCGACCGCAGTAAAGTCAATACCACTTACTTGTACTCTTATAGTATCTGTTGATGTTGTACCTGCTGTAACCGCACTGGTTACGTTACCGCCTGCCTCCCCAATACTAACTATAGTTACTTCAACATCATTAGTAGGTGTTGCCCCGCCAGCAAATACTGTACCTGGAATGACTGCCACATCGTTGGCCACATAGTCATTGCCACCAAGGTTAACGTTGGCAATTCGTGAACCAGTTGCCGCATCCACTGTTATATCTAAAGTCAATCCACTGCCTACATTTAGATTAGAACCCGGCACATTATTATAAGTTGTTAGGGCGCCGCCATCGGCAGTTCCAGATGGAGCGTCTAAAGTTGCGATAGCACCGCTACTAACAGAGGCTACAGTTAGAGTTAAATTATTAGCAGGAGTAGTGCCGCCTAGGTTTTCTCCTAACACTAAAATCTTGTGTCCTGCTAGGTAGTTTGCGCCGCCATTAGCAATGGTAACTGTATAAATGCCAGGATCGCCGTCGTTGGCAGTAATGTTAAATGTTGCCCCACTACCTTCTCTAGTAGTAGTAGATAGATTTTGGTAGTAGTTTACGTTGGTAACTTGTGTTTGCCCAGTAATGCCAGTACCACTAATCCAAAAATCGCCATAGTAGTTAAACGGTGCTCCAGGATAGTGCTCTTCGTCTAGTTCAGTTTTTAATATGTCAAAGTAACCGTTGTATGTAGCCAACATTGTTAAAGCTCCAAACTCACGATACTCGTTATATTTCTCACCCACAATAGCAATGCCGCCAGAAGAGTTATGTGTGGAAATGCTGTTAGCATACACATCACCATCTTCACTGATAGTAGTAGTTGAGTCAATAGCACCAGTTGTTGGGTCTATCATGTAGACGTTAGCCCAAGTCCAGTAACCGTCTACAGCAACGTCGCCGCGGCCGCTTTCGTATTGTGCGACTACTACAAGTTTATTGTTAAATTCATCGTATGCGATAGCACAGTTATCACCACGAGCATCATCATAGTATGAATTAATATTAGTAAATGTTCCTGTAAGTCCATTTACATCGTAACCTGGTTTTACAGAAACAGTTGCTACTCCACCGTCTACATCGATACTATCAACTACTAGTGTGACATTATTTTGCGGATCGCTGCCAGTAATCTGGCTACCAAGAATAACAATTTCTTCGCCTACTTTGTATCCAGTACCTGTTGTTACAATGCGGTCTATAGTGACTACATCCGCCGCTACAGTTAAATCAAAATATGCGTCACGACCTGCTGTGATTTGTTTGACCCATACTTGTTCGCCAGTCGCTAAATCAAACTTGTAGACTTTGCTACGGTTATTGCTGTTGTCGATATAGTCGTCACTGCCTAACACATAAGCATAGCCGCCGTGAATTACTACGCTTTCAAACCACGCATCCTCATCGTTGTTAGGACGATCACCTACTAGGTTGATCCAACCTCTCTTAGTGTTTGGAATAGCATTTGAGGCAGTAGCAGTAGCACCCCACTGAGAATTATAACTAATGTCATCCCAGTATTCAAAGTCGTTTTCTTGGTCATCAACTTTAATCCAGGTAACAAAATCTGTAGTAGTGAAAATCTGTTCATCATCATTACCGATTAAGAACTTGTTCAATCCAAAGCCTACCGAATCAATGAAAGTTCCTCTATTAAGAGTAAATGTAGCACTGGTAAATGGATCGAATCCGCTAGAATCTAATTCCGCAGTTCTCGCCTTGTTGGTGTACATGTAATATTCTATTGTGCTGTTGGCATTGAAACCGCTAGGTTTCACTAGCAAGTCATCTACACCAGTTGTACCACCTAAGGCTGCTCCAGGGATAATAAACACATGGTCGGCTCCGAACAATGTTGTTCCCTCAACGTCAATGTTTATAGTGTTGATGTCATTGCTGTCGCCAACAGTTATATCAACTGTAAAATCTTCAACTGCTATGGCCAAGTATTCTCCAGGCACCCAATTAGCATTAGTTGTGTTGTTAACCGCAGTTTGTAAACCACTAGGAATACCGTGCTTTTCTAAGTAGTATGTGCCGTCAAATTGACTTGGTACAGCGCCGCTGATAATTATTTTTTCAAAGTCCTGTAGTTCTACCGGAGTATTACTCCAGTCGCTGCCGCCAGTTGTTCGTGTAATACCAGTAATAACAGTACTAGTACCCGCAGTTAACGCAGTAATAGAACCTGTGTACGCTTTTGGGATTACACCGTTCCAAGTATCGCCGGCATCGTCAGTCCATAATACATGACCCTCACCGCTGCCAATCATAAACTTGCTATTGCCGCCTACCATTTCGTAGAAACCGCCACCGGTTAAATCATAATCGTATGACTCTAAAATTGTAGTTAAGTTAATTTCAGTCCAAGTAGATTCTAAAGGATTGCTACCTGAACTGACATACAATTTTTGATCTCCATCTGATGGGCCTTCTGGTCCGCTTACATCGTTTCTTAAGAACCAGTTTGCCCCAGTCCATACTACATAATCGTAATCGCCAATGTTGGCTAGCCCATTAGAAGTAAAATCAATAAATTGGCCTTCGCTTAATAACGCCGATAAGTTAGTGGTGTAAAATGCCCCAGCATTGTCGTCGTCACCGCCCGCTACCATCAACCACCCTGTACCATTATAGTCTACAGAAGTAAATCTCGACCCGGCCATAGACGCTTGGTATCCCGAATCAGTGTTGCCTAGCGTCCAAATAGTACCATTGGTAGTATAGGCAAACACTGGAACATCATTGCTTTCGCCTGCGTTGTATGCTCCAACTGCTACTGTTGTTGTTCCGTTAGTTTCTACATCATCCCAGTTATAAGTTCCTGATGGAAAACTAGAAATGTCTACTGCTGTTGGAGTGACTCCTGGCTCTGCGGCATAGTAGAGGTTGTCATCGCTGTCAATGTAAATTATATAGTTGTTGGCTAGGGCAACTCTGTCTAGACCTAAATCATCTCCTTCTATTTGGAAACGAGGTACTTGTGTCCACGAAGTGCCGTCACTACTGTAAGCACTTTCACCAGAAGTATTAACGATAACAAATAAGGGCTCACCGCCAGTGTATGAAGTGTTATCTGTACTGTCTGTTTGTCCAGTGTAGGCTGTGGTTTGTGTTGTGCCATCTGGGAATGTTAACCCATTAGTACTATTAAACTTAAAGTTAGTTTGTCCACTATCGGTTGTTATATAAACATCTTTTCCATTGTTTGTACCAATTGCCATAATGTCTGGATCTTCTACGTCTGGTCCAGAATATGCGGTAAATGCAATATACGAATCGACATCAGAGCCGCCATCAGTGGTAATCATCGCTCCGTCAATTTCTAAATTGCCTAGGTCTGAGCTTCCGCCGCCTACATTCTCAACTTCACCTGCTCGCATTTTAGGACGGAAAGGAATCTCTGTCCAGTCGTTAGCATTAAATGATAACAAAGGGTCAGCAACAGTAGTGGCCCACATATTGCCTCTGTCAATATTAGCAACGTCTGCGGATAAGAATACGCCATCGTACTCTACATTAATTTCTTCAATTTCACCATCATCTAGTTCATCTACTGAGTAACTGGCAGCATCATAAGACCCGCTAGGAGTAGTCTCACCGCTTTGATATAAGTATTCTGCGTGGTCGATAACAGTAACAGCGTTAACATCGCTGCCAAATATATCTGGATTATCGCCATCACGATCGTCTACTTCTTCTACACGATAACTTGTAGCCTGTGTAACGCCAGGAATAACAACACTTGTTGTTCCTGCTTCTAAATTAACACCTCCAATTGTTAATGTTGAACTTTGTATCTCAAATGGTTTAATTGCCATGTCGCTCTTCCTTTTAATCTGTTGTGCCGATTTCAACTGAGTGAATCGATACAATAATGTTGTTGTTAAGATCAGTACCGGTCGCTACAACTTCGACTAATCTAGTATTTACGTTTCTTTGAACTTCGAATGTTGCTAACGGTGATAAACTAGTGTAAATTATTCCATACACTGACATCTCTGGATCGCCGTAGCCGTTGACGCCGTTAGCATATCCTCTTGAAGCAATAGTAGCTTCGCAGGTTTGTACGTGCCATCCTGTATCATCGCCTGTTACGTGGCCTTCAACTTGTATTGTAAGTTTAATACTTGACATCCAGTCTGCATTTGCTGACCACACTACGGTTGATGTAGCTGCCAGGGCAGTCTCTAACGTAGTTCTTGTAAAGCTATGATTTTGTCTAATTAAACCAGCTGATGGTAATGTGAAATTACCGTCAAAGTCAAATGACCAATCTTGATCAATACCACCAGCTCCAGCTGATATCGCAATCACTCCTTGTGTAGCAGCAACACGACCGTAGGTAGTACTGCCTACATTTTCTTCAACACCTTCTAAAATAGCACCACTATTGTCGGTTCTGACTTGAAGGTACAAACTATTGCTAGGCCCGTCTGGTTCTACATAACGCTTCAATGAACCACTGATACCTGTTATTTCTAAAATTGTGCCTGTTGAGTCCGTGCTAGTAGTAACACCGTCATTGTTTATCTGTGTTGTAACTTTTGAGATAGTGATGCTGTTAGTATTGTCTATGGCAATTTGATTTTCTAAGGTAGTAGTCGATGAAATAGTACCACCCGGAGTTTCTTCTGAAATCGTCTCTGAATCAGAATAACCGATTACTGAGTCATTAATAGTAAGACCGTCTGGCATAGTTAGTATGCCAGCACTACTTAATACAACTTCGTAACTGCCGTTAACTAATCTGTCTGTAGTTCCTGTAAATCCGCTGGAACTATACAATTCTGTAAAATTTGCATTTACCTTCTGGAACGCTGCTCGTAGACTATCACCTTTGCGATCATTAGCCGATGTGCCTACGTTTATTGTTTGTTTTGTCATTAAGGCGTTCCCCCAAATTCTATTTCAGTGGCGTGTAATTTTGCCCAACCGCCGTTGGTTACGCTAACAGGACGAGCAATTATTTCAATAGTACTGTCAACAATATTCCATTGTGCATCAAATGTAGCAAGGGCTGCTGCACTAGTATAAACACCGCCGTAGACAGTTGCATCTACAGTTACAGTTCCTAGAGGACCTGTTCGTTTTACCGCAATAATATCGCAGGAATGAGTATGATAATTTCCATCTCCGCCGTCTTCTGGTCCTTCAAACTGCATAATCACTTTAATAGTACTAGCATCGCTGATTGAAGTGTACACTACAGTATCAACTGACGGTAAGCATTCTATTCCGGCGCTGGTAGATCTGTTTGTATAAAAACCGCCACCGAGTGCTAATGCGCCGCTTCCTAATAACGTAAGATCATATGAACCGTTTACTAGTTGATATCCACTGCTGATATCGTTTGTAATAGTAATTGAGTCAGTACTTTCGTTAGTGGTAATAGTAATACCCGATCCAGCAACTAATGTAAGTGTATCTGCCGACGAATCGGCCTGCAATGAATCTTGGCCTGAAACTGCAATATTCTTAAATGCCGAAATACTTGATGCTGGTGATGTGTTGGTAATACGAACAACGTTAGGAACACTAGTATCTAATCCAATGCCCGATCCTAAATCAGTTACTACTGAAATAATACCCGAGTTAGAAATAGTAACTCCGCCAGTTCCTGCACTTACTGTAATACCTGCGCCTTGAGCAACACTTGTAACACCAGCGTTAGAAATAGTAACTCCACCAGTTCCGGCGCTAACACCAATACCAGTTCCGGCGCTAACACTTGTAACTCCCGAGTTAGTAATTGTTAAAGTATCGCTGGAGGCGTTTGTTGTTACAGTAATTCCGGATCCATTTGCAAAGGTTAACGTGTCGGTACCAGTATCGGCAACAATGCTATCTTGTCCACTAACTGCAATAGTTTTAAAATAACTTTCGTCTAATAATAAGCCACCAATTGTTGACCCTGCAGGTAACTGAATAGTCCCGCCGGATTCGGTAATCGATGCATTACCTAGATATATTGTAGAAGCAAGATGTATATTGTTCCATTTAAAACTAGTAGCTCCGAGATCATATACTCCGTTTGTGGAGGGTATTATATTGGTACTCAGTGATTCGAAATCTATAGGAGTAACTCCGTACTCTCCGATAGTTGCAACTAAGGTTGTAAAGTTTTGATTTACTACCCTAAATGCACTATCTACGGTACTCCACAATATAGGAGCTGATCCTGCATTAATTTGTTCTATAGCCATTATGTTCTTCCTACGGCTACCTCAATGGTGCCAATGTGATCTGAATCGAAGTCCTCTAGTGACTTACCGATAATTGTTCCCGGCTGTGCAACACCACCAACTGATATTGCAACACCTGGTATATTAGATGTTACTATTAAATCTCCCTTGCGTATTTTTCCAACTACCCGACATGGTACTCGACCTTGTAAGGCAATTAATACCTTAATGCCTTCGCATTCGGAATTCATAATGTATGCAGCATTATCACTAACAACCCCAGCTACTCTATGGTCACCTTTAGAGTTAGAAATAGTAACTTCGTTAGTACCGCCGAATATTAGAACTGTACCCACTGGATAATCTTTGTCACCTTTGTAGTATTCTGCCAAGTCAGCATATGTTGCTTGCATTTTACTACCAGTACCTATTCTCCAATCTCCAACAATTGATCCAGTTGTACCGGTAGCACCAGTAGTTAATGTTGTTACCTGAATTTGACTTGCAGTTATCGGAGCATTAGCTAGACCGTTTTGAGTTCTAAATATATGCCCGTCGTTATCGTAATAACTTCGTTTATCAGTAGAAACTGTACCGTCACCTACTAATATACCAACCTGTCCTGAGAATCCGTAAAGTTGAGTGTAACCACCAGTTACACTGGTTGTAGTATCTAACACTGTTTTAGCGTCAACAACTAATTTTTCAATACTAATGTTTCTAGCAGCAAAGTCACCGTTACTATCACGTTTAACAAGAGTACTAGCAGTGTTAGTAGTAGCTTCGTCAACAACTGTATAATCGACATCGTTGGTAGTTGTGAAACCAATTCTTCTCAAGTAACCAGTGCCTGTATTGTATTGGCTTTTCTTAATTGCTCCGCCTTGGTCTACAACAGTGCCGAATGTAACAGCCGTTACGTTCCCGGCAACTAAACTGTTATTACCAACAACAGTCTTTGCAGCAATTTGTTCAATCTTAGATAATACAACCGCATTGTCTTTTATGGTAATCCAACCACTAGTTGCGGCAAATTGAGCATCATCAAAACTAGCTATTCCTCTATCAGCTTGAGTAATGCCTGTGGCATTTGCACGAGTTGAGGCTGAGGTTAAACTCAATTTACTTTGTTCAATAGCTGCTCCGCTATTGATATCAACGTTAACAATAACTCCGGGATTAATCTGCGCATCAACTGTGTGTGCAGTACTGTCTATATTAAGACTAATATCACCTACAACTGTGGAGTTCTGAACATTATTTCCAGCACCAGTGAACGTAAAAATATCTGCCGCACGTGGTTCTAATGTTGTTACATCGGAAATATTATCGAGTATCAAGCTTCTTAGGTTAACAGCATCTTGCGCATCTTCCGGATCACTAACGTTGACAATTTTATTATCATCGAGATTCATGTTAGCTTTCATAGCTAACTGTCCGTCGAGTGCCATAAATCCGCCAGTTAATGGTGGAATCAATGTACCAGGAGTAACAATAGATCCAGAATGGCTTATTCCAAGTCTTCTTTCAATGTATCCGCGAGCGGCGTTTTCTGTAGGAACAGTGTCAGTGGCGTTGTCCGACATAGAACTGTCAGTTGAGAATTCAGAGATCGGAACACCACGTTTAAAACCAATACCGTCTAGGTTACTCAATGCAATAGCAGCAGCGAATGTAACAGTACCAGTACCTTGGTCTACTCGGAAGTACGGGCCAACACTGAAGTTACCAAATTGGTCAGTGGTTACATAGAACACTCGTCCTACACCACGTTCTTGAGTTTCTTTGGCGGCATCTAATTGATTTACTGGAGGTCCGTAAATTTCATTTGGATAGTTTGTATCAGCGTAACTACCTGTACCAATTTCAAGTAAATCGTGTGATGTAACACGAGTTAACGAAATACGAATAGTCAACGTGCCTGGTTCGTCTTTAGCTACCGCTGATTTTAATGCCGGTAGTGCATTCCAATATACAACACTATCAGCAAGTGCAGGACTAATTGTTACTGTAGCATATGGTTGTTCAGTAACAGATTCATTACTATATGATTGAACAGTATGTGTTGTACCTTTCCATACAAATTTAGATCCAAGCACCCTAGCAGATTCTGCGGTTCCTAGACCAGTTATAGCAAAGGTAACATCACCCGCAGCGCCTAATACCTTTCCAACGCTGTGTACTCCAGATTGTGATCCGGTAGTTTCGATTTCTGTAGAAGCAGAAATTGCATCGTCAGTTATTGTGAATGTATCTAAATCTATAACATTCTTAACAAAGTAATGTCTGTTACTAGTGATACCGACAGGTAATACTCCAGTGGTTTCGAATCTAATAACATCATTGCTGACAAATCCATGATTTGTTAATGTAATTTCTGCAGGGTCAGCAATACTGATAGTGCATGTTGCCGCAGTAGTTGCAAACGGTTGCAACGGATATACTGACATATCAACATAGTTATAGTTCTCACGTAGCGTTGTTCGAGCAAGACCGCTAACAGTGTAACCATGTACTCCAGATTGTGATCCAGAAGTAGCAATAGCATTGCCACGTTTAGTCAAGCTAACACTAAATGAATCTTCAGTCCATCCATCGGCAAGTACATAATAGATTGCAGTAGTACTGAGCCCAGTCGGCAATGCACCAGTAGTCGACAACTGAATCTGATATCCTGGCTCTAGACCGTGCCCAACTTTTGTAATAACGCCCGGAGAACCTATGCTAATAGTAACAGTTGTTGAACCAGCTGGATCAATAAAGTTTTCAAATTGTAAAACACGATATACATCGGGACTTTCTCTTAATACTAGTCCAGTTGATGGTCTAACAGCTACATCAACAACGTTTCCTGTTAGAACAACCTGTGCTCCTTGGCGGATAGTTAATACTGCTCCGTCTGGAATTACCGCAGCAATACCATCAACCCCAGTGCCTTCACTACTACCTAGACCTAATCTAGCAACTCCTGCTGGCAATCCGGCAGTTGCTACGGAAGTAATAGGATATCGATATAGCGAACCTAAACCATGATCAACTTCAAGTTCACTGACTTCTAACGGAACATAATCGTAGTCAGTGACATAAATTTCTAACCCACCTGTAATGTTAGCGTAGCCGCTTGATGGGAAGTAACATGTAGCACCTTGTGCTAAATCATAGTATAGTGTAACCGGTGTTGGAACTTCTAATGGGTCGGCACCTTCTGCAACTAGAGCGTAGTTACCGTGTGAACTAGAACCGCCTACAGATCTAATTTGTCCACCATTAATCGAATAATACGAAATATGGCAGTAGTATGTAAACATAGACACACATTCTGCTAAGCCGCCGTTATTAACAACAATTCCGTAGCCAAGATCGTTGATCTGTGTAAAGTCATTTGACAACATAGATCTGTTACCAGGCATCAATACTTCGAATACGTTGGCATTTTCGTCAACGAACGTAATAACATCTTCCTGGATTGATTCTTTATTATTATCTAATATTGTTTTAGCATCTTTCAATGTTGCTAGATAACCAGTGTCTAGATCCGGTAATACCTCAGTATCCGCCGCTCCAGTACCACCACTGATAATATCACTAATATTTGTTAATAGTTCTTCGATTCTAGTAACTTCTGCACTAGATGCAGGAGTTCCTGTAGTTCTAGGAGTTGATGAATATATAGATAATGGATCTAAGTTTTGTACAACTTGTTCTGCAAGATACTTTGCATAATCCACGCCATCGGCAGTTTCAGTTAATTGTTCTACTGGGACTTGTAATGATTCAACATCACCTACAGCATCGTAATACTTGATACCTGCTTTTCGAGTTTCGCTGTTACCACCGTAGATTAAATCATAAATCAATGCTTCGATGATATATTGTATATCTCGTGAGCACGATGTAGTACTATAAGTCAATGAAGGATATACTGTAGATAGATAACCGATAGTTTCGTCTTTGATAAAATCGATGTTACTTTCCAACAACAGTTTAGCATTAGTTAGGTTAGCAGATAATCCCGATGGTAATGTAAACTGTAGACTTGGAGCAAATGTAATTCCGTTAGTAACGATAGACGATATAGCAGCCTTGCTATTTGATACAACAGGCTGCGCTGCCGGAACTGTAGCTATTGCAGCATATGCAAGATCGTGTGCATAATTAATAGCTCTAACAGTTAAATCTAATTGATTGTTTACAACCTCGGCAGCATTGTATTGTCTATAACTTAACCCGGATTTTCTAGCGTGATAGTTGGTTCCGAGTACAATGTCGTACCCTAGGCCATCAATAATTAATCCAACGTCTCGTGAGCACGAATCGCTGTCGTATTCAAATACGCCAAACGGCCAAGGTGTTGATTCGTCAAGAACAAATGATGCAGTAGATCCTGCAACGTTAAATGTGTAATCTCTAACGTAGTTGATTCGATATACAGTATCTTCAACAATGAAAGATGCAGGAAGTTGCGGAACTCGATTCAACCCTTCAACACGAATGAAGGTGCCATCATTCTCGGAACTATTAATTTTAAACTTTAAGTTTCCGGCAAAACCGTCAACATATTGACCACCTGCAAATCTTTGTTCACCATTACTCTTTGCAAAGCTGGCACACTCTTGTGCGTATGGAGATTTAGCAAGAATCTGTCCTTCTGGGTCAAGTACCATAGCAAAGCCGCCATGTCCTTGGAATGTCAATGCTTGGAAACGAACAGAGTCGTTACACAACATAACGTCCATCTCGTCGTTATTCTTAGGATAGTTAACACTACCCGAATTATCAATAACATCGACAATAACATCGATTAACGCACCGATTACTCCGCCGATATTAGTTGCAGTACCACCACTGGTGTATACACCATAATCAGTGCCGTTGACAGAATCAGTTAGAGCAGAATTGTGATATAGATAGAATGATGTAGTGTCAATAACATCAACATAGTAATCATTACCATTAATCTCCGTCATTCCTACTGCATTACCGATAACAATTTGCGAACCAGTTGCTAATCCATGAGCTGTCTCAGTAGTAATAACAACTGGATTAGCGTTAGTTGCACTGCCAATGTTAAATGATACTCCGCCTGTGCCAACTTCAGCAACATATGCGTTATCTACAATCTGAGGGAACGCTGTTTGATACAAATCTTGTACAGGTACGTTTCTAATGATTAATTGCGCCAATGTACCGATACGTCTAATACCTGCAATTGTTTGGCTTAGTTGGCTAGGTCCGATAGCTAGTCTACCACTAGCATTCCCGTAATACTTTAAAGCAGCGGAAATAGTTCTATTTGCACCACCCCACTTCAAGTCAAATATCATCGAGTCAACAATCAAACCAACATCGCGTTCGCACAACTCTTGATTATACAAGAAGTTGCTAACAAACGGAGAATTCTCATTTAGGATCTCGTTGTTGATCCAAGCAATGACTTCCTTCTGAATAAATTGTCTGTTGACTGCTAATAGCCCTGCTGCTGCTCGGTAGTATCCTCTGTTATTAACAATAGGATAAACTGGAGAGCTAGTATCTTCAAGATAGTGATAACCGAATTGTCTATCAGCAATAGTGATCTGATCTACGTTTTCTACGCCAACGGTTAAATCTCTGCGGAAATTAATAAAGGCCCACGGACTTGAACTAATGCCTTGCTTTGGACGAACTATACAACGTCTAAATTCGTCACCTACAATAGATACGTTTTGTGGCACACGCAACGGATAGTTTTCTTCGTAGATACCACTTTCTACTAAAATTGATATTTGTGTGTTCTTTGTTACGTCGCCGTAGGAAATAGCTTCCCCAATAACGAATGCACCGTACTTAATATCAACATCAAATATTTCGTTACCTTCACTGTCTAACGATCCGGTATGCGCTAAGATTTGAGCCAATGCACCCGATTCTTCACCTCTTAGATACAATCCTTCTCTAATGTCTCTTCCTCTGATCGCGCTAGAAGTCTCAGTTGAATAGTCACCGGTAAAGTCTGTTTTATAACCTTCGGTGTTGATTAAGAATCTAGGTAGATTTACAACAACATTAGGTAAACTGGTAAATCCAGAACCTTGGTCTGTAATTGTAATCCCTTGAATACTACCACCTACAACATCGGCTGTACCAAATGCTCCAGCACCACCACCACCTACGATACGTACAGATACTAGACCGTAGTCTGCACCAGCATCATTGATTTGAACGTTGTTAACTTTATAGGTTAGACTTACTTTAACAACAGCATCTCCGCCGCCTAATCCGCCATACAAGCTATCAGTAGTTGTGCTAATTTCCGAACCAACTGGTAAAGCGGTATAAACACCAGAGCTTAATTGTCTAAGAGTTAGAACATTACCAGTTTCTGTAATAGATAATACTTCGTAGGATGCAGCCTGTGTATATGTGCCACCTTGTATTGTAATGATATCGTTTGGTCTGTAATTTACACCACCGTTAACAATAGTAATAGTATCCACGCTCATTAACACTGAGCCACTAAATCCGCTACCATCTTCGGGAGCGTTAGTAATTTCGGCAAGTGTACATTCACCTGCACCGCCATTATACGTTAATACTTTCTTGTAAGGTCCGATCTCTAAACGAGAATCAAGCATAATTTCTTCAGCTCGCTTACATGCCGCTTCAATTGTTCGGTATGCATATGCTAATGCTCGTCCTTGCAATGCAGCACTAACACCTACCCTATCATCTGCTCCGGATGTAGCAACGTATAAGTTAACGAAACTACCAAATGCTGAATTGTCAACGTATCTTTTTGTTGCTGCAATTAAACCACCATAAGTTTCGTCATCATCCGGCTGAGGATCACGCGACAAAATTAACGGACCTGTCATTGTTCCGAATGCTGGATTTGTTGTGTTAGTCCTAGGATCTATTGCATTAACACCGGCTTTGGAAATTTTACTATCAGCATAGTTTTTGTTTACAACTTCGTGCTCATACAACGGTTTGAGTGGTGTACCGTCTACTTCTAAGTTAATAATTCTGTGAGTTTCGCCACCAGATTTTACACTCAAGTCGCCGCCTAGTTGCGGGCTAGGGTCCGCTACTACTTCTGAGAACTCTGAACTAATTCTTATCTCATTAATATTAGAAGTAAAATCTAAAGAAATTCCCGATCCGGGTATTAGTTGCTTAAAGGTAATACCACTGTTATCGGTATTAACCGATAATATAGCATTATCGTGACCTGCGTATCCGCCTAGATCTTTATAAGGCAAACTATTTGAGTCTGCCTTAACATCATCTAGACCAAGGAATGTAAGTCTCTCACCTAAGCCTAACGAACTGTATAGTTCTCTAAAGTTGTCGTTTACTTTTCTAAACGAGTCGCGAATACTATCGCCTGTGCCGTCATTACCTACAACGCCAATATCAATCTGTTTACGTGCCATGTTTAATCCTAAGAATTATGGTTACTCTACTATTTAGCCCAAAGTTTTATAAGCCTAATGTAAATAAGCGTATGTTCCTAAAAACAGAAACAGAGCAGTCAGAGTATACCCGAGCCAGTAAAACAGGCTTACAGCACACCTATAAGCGTAATAAGACGGTGGCTGTGTTTCGTTGTGACAACTGCAACAAAGTGTTTAAGAGACCGTTAAAGAAAATCCAACAGAAAAGATTAAGCAACAATTATTTTCATTGTTGTTCAAATTGTGATGCTAAAAAGTTTGCCCAACGCAAGGGAGTCGAACAAAAACAAATATGGGATATGCCTGCTAGTACGGATCTGCCAGTAGGGAAATATTAATTACCTGTAATAAAGTGTCTATATTACTAATCAATAATGCATACAGATGTAAATAAACATCTAAAGGAGGACATTAAATGTTCGGATTCATTAAGAAAATTTTTGGTACTAAGACAGAGGTTGCAGCACCGGCAGTAGATACAAAGGTAGAAGCAGCTAACCAGGTTCCATACAAAGTAGAAGCACCTGTGGTTGTCCCTACTGAAGTAGCAGTACAACCGGTAGCAGAAACTGCCGCACCTGCTAAGAAAAAAGCTGCACCAAAGAAGCAACAATTTGCTAAAAAGGCGCCAGCTACTGCAAAGAAGCCAGCTACTGCAAAGAAGCCAGCTACTCCACGCAAACCAAAAGCACCACCAGCGGCTTAATTTATTAGGTCGTAAGAAAGCGGGCCTAAACCCGCTTTTCTTTTGAGTAAAATTAGTTACTTCTTAGCAACAAATTTGTCCAGCAATTGCTTGCCAATTTCACTTTGAGCAAGTCCTTCGAGTGCAGCACCTACGTTTGTACCACCTTGTGATGTAAACAGTTCACCGATTGAACTAATGCCACCAGTTACGCTACCCGAGTTAGCAATAACTTTAATGTCTGCCTTATCCAGCGCACGAGCCTGTTCAACACCAATTGCTTGGTTAGCTTCAACTTGACGGATGGTGATAAGGTATTGCTGGTAGCTTTGATTCTCACCAATTTCCTTAGCCAGTACAATCTGCGCTTCGACTGGAGCAAGTTGTAGCAACTTCTCTGCTTCAGCCTTGGCTTGACCGTTAACCAGCAGACCTTCAGCTTCACGCTTCTGTGCTTCAAGGTTACCTTCAGCAATCAATGTAGTCTTTTGCTTCTGACCTTCAGCTTGAATAACGTCAGTCTGCTTGCGTTCCTCAGCCTGCACAATGTTAACGTCTTTGGCAATTTCAGCTGCCTTAACGTTTTCTACCCGAGCCACTTCCATAGCTTTTTCAGTTGTAACTTTCTGCTGAGCTTTGATGTCTTGCTGTGCTTTTTCAGTTGCAATACCCACAGCTTTATCTTTTTCCGCTGTACGAATGCCCACCTGCTCCGCAGCTACCTGCTGATTCAGTTCAACTTCACGCTGTGCATCGATTTCAGCGTTTTGAGCAGCCTTCATGTTAGAAGCAACAACAATACGCGAGTCTTTTTCGATCTCAGACTTCTTCTTTTCCATGATGTTCTGAATCACATGCGACTCACGGCTATCACGAATATCCATGAGCTCGATGTTCTTAACAGTAGTAACACCCCAAGCCTTAAGTTGTTCGTTAACCTCTTTAGTGAACGCATCACCAAACTCTGAACGACCCTGCATAATTTCTTCAATTGTTTTGCTAGCAAGGATAGTACGAGCCGCACCCTGTAGAATTGAAGTAAGCTGTCCGCTAAGTTCCTGGAAGCTGAACACACGCTGAGCCGCAATGTTTGAGTTCTCAATGCGGAAGAATGCTTCAAGATCAAGTACGAATGGCAAGCGACCATTGTCGTAGGCTTCGTAGTCTTTCAAACGCAAGCTGAACACACTGACTGGCAGTTTGATAACGTTAATACCAATGATTGGAATCCAGCTCGGCCACTCGTAGTAGGTGTTACCTGATTCTTGGTCTTTGCCGTACGACACAGTTCGTTTGGCGCTTTGAATGATGTGTACTTCGTTTGTGCTAACAACACGGCGAAGATTAACAATCCAAACTGCTGGAACAATAATCAGCACTGTGACTAGTGCCATAATTACCGTTGGGATAATTGCGATGTCCATTTTAGATCTTTCTAAAGTTGTTTAAGAAGTACAAATTTTAGCACCAAGTGACGGCAATGTCAACTGATTTGTATGTTGAGAAAATGCAAGACTGGCTAAATTCTTAGCCTTGCTTTCGCACATGATATCAAATTGGTCTGTAAAACCGTGTGCCCACTCGTTAACTGCTGTGTTCCAATAGAAGTTGGAATGTGCTCGCAGTTTAGATTTTTTATAACCCTGGCTTAAGAGGGCCGGAAGATCGGGACGGTCTGTAGTGGAATGACCGACGAGTACATCTTCGCGAGAAACACTGTAGTGACAAGTAGGACGCACACCGCGCCAGCTATCAATAACCCGTTGAACACGCGGGTCATTAGGGTCGATATATTCGCCCGAGTTAATCCAGTGATGATGTATGTCAAGTACAATTGGAACGAGATCAGCAAGTTCCAAACATGTGTCGAGGTTGTGTGTAATTTCTTCATTTTCTATTGTCAGTGTGTTACGTGCTTCGGGACTGAGTCTTTGATAAGCACGACGGATACCTTCGGGACCTTGCTGGCCCGAGATGTGTACGTTAATTTTTAAGTCTTGAAATGTTTGACCATAACCCATCCAGCGAGCCATGTCTGCGTGATATTCGAACTCTTCGATACTGCGATCTACAATACCTGGGTTAGCAGATGCAAGCACAGTAAACTGGCCGGGATGAAAACTAAGGCGAACGTTATTCTTGCGAGCCGAAGCTCCCACTTCTCCAAATGCTCTTTCGCAATAGGCTCTAACATCGGGTAGCCGGTAAAAGAACTGCCAATCGCGCTGAGTGAACACAGGCAATATATCGCTGCTGAGTCGTACCATTCTAAGATTTTCATCAAACGTGCCTACCTTTTCAACAAGCAGACGACATGCCTCGATATTGTGTTTCATTAAGTCCCACAACTTTTCTTCAGCAATGTTCTGCGATTGTCTATTTAACCAGGCTACAGTAGTAGTGCTAGTATTATATTGTTTGCAGTTATCTGTCTGTTTAATGCCGTCAATTTGGCTAGGACCATCGATAAGTTTGCAGGCAAAGCCAATTCGTTTAAGCATGTTTAAGAATCTTAAAAATTCGGTGATAGGAGTTTTGACATTGTGTTAATGCCCATGATAACTGCTTCGCTGGCATGTTGTCAACCGTTTCGCTGACTTCTTGACTAATGTCTTGCGGCGAATACATGCGATTAAACATCTCTCGATTTTCTTCAGAAAGCAAATATAGTATTCGCTTGATTTCTGTACGCTTTTGTTTTGGAGTCATTCCTTAATTTCTTTCGCATTGTCAAAGATTTGCAGAAACTTGTTACCGTCAGTGTGAGTGTCAACTACAACCATTGTATAGTCTGCACCACGGTAAACCCACTTTTCTAAATGACGTTGTGTGTAGATTTCGTTGCTGTAGTAGTTGCCTTCACCGCCGAACAATTCTTCTTTAGTATCTGCAAACAACACTTCACCCCCGTGTCCTTCGCCGTAAAGCTGCCAGTAATACATTGTAGCATTGTCAACAGGAATAGCTTTCCAATTTTCGACATAGCCGAAGTAATCGAAAAGCTCTTGTTGTTTTTGGAGGTAGTCGTTAAGTAATTGCATGATGCTAGTATAGCACCATTACTTCCAATTGTCAACTACATACGGATCTTGTATGTCGTGTGGGTTAGGGTCGCCATGAAACACTGAAACGCTACATTCTCTTGGAATGTCTGGATTTCGCACAGTTCTAAATAGTCGTCTACCGTTTTGGTATATTAATTCGCTCTTATTGCGAATTTCCCATTTATAACTTAACAACCATGCATCGGGCCAAAATTTTATTCTGTCCTTGGCATGGTGCCATATCCAATCCTGATCCCCGTGCATTTTTTGTGCCTTGCTGGGATCGCATTTAAATTTAGTAAAAATATCATTCTGGGTTCCTGCGATCCAACTCAATGCAGAGCTGTTTAGCGTATTCCAGTTAGGATTAAACTTTCTATTGAAATCTCTTATTCCTAAAAACTCCGAACTACAATTAGATACAAGTTTATCTATGTTATCATGGATAACTACATCTAAGTCGAAATATAACACTCTTCCTGAAAGATTTAAACTAGGATCAAACATGTGAACTTTGTGCCACCATCCTCGAGCATACCCGGCAGATGGTTGCACAATACTTCTAACACCTTCAATTGGATTAGGATCGTCAGTTAGACATACAAATTCATAGGGGATGGTCATATGTCGAGATACCATGTTCCGTAATCTCTTCACATAGTCAGTGCCATACTTGTTACTAAATTTAACGCAAAGTACGGTTATCATTTACCAATGCCTTATAACACCGGCTACAATAAAAATGTTAGTTATGATGTAACATAATACTATGCCTGTACGCACAAGTGCTACAATATCAGCTTCTTGATTTGTAGCACCTGCCTTTTCACCTAGGGCCTTAGCCCATACCCGCCAAAACTTACGCAAATAAATCTTCATTCCATTCGCGGTGTCCTTCACGGAACGCCATATTGCTTTGTGTTTCACGAACTTCAACTCGGTAGCACCATAGGCGTTGTGCTTCGCCTGGGCCCCACATCTCCGGAATGTAAACACCGTTGACATACTTGTAGAGCATATCGCTTAGTGCTTCACATCCTAATGCAGGCAAGACTACAACTTTTGCCATGTTCTTTTCTTGCAACATTTTAAATGTTTCCATCTCTGGATCATCTTGTGCAACAATAAGGGTATGGTCAAATTGATCTTCTAAGGTCTTCTTTAATTCTTTGAGGCCACCGTAATCAGCAGCCCAGTTACGGACGTCTAAATCGTTAGTACCGAAAAAGAATTTCATTGAAAAACTGTAACCGTGAATTAAATTACAGTGACTATCACTACGCCATTGTCTATATGCACATGGAAATGCGTCGTGG